CCCGGAACAAATGATGCTAATGTATTCAATACTTGCTTTTTATTTTGATATTCAGAACCACATTTAAGAAGTGCTTGAAGATCCCCCCATGTTTGGATGTCCCCACCTTGTCCTTTTAGATGAAGTGGAAACTTTTTCTCACAATAATCTTGACGAACATAGTCATCCATTTTGTTGAAACCTTTGGCGATGATAGAACTAATTTTACCAAGCCCAGCTGCAGCCTTTTGACCAAGTGTTTGAGACTCTTCCTCTTGTTCTTTGATCAAAAACCTATCCCAGCGTTCAATTATTAATTTCATTTCAGACATTAAAATTTTCCTTAAATTGTATACATATAAGAATAAGAATACGGGTCTCTAACATAGCCCGGACGTATTGAGCCTTGTTGTGCTTGCTGTGGGACTTCGCCAATCTCTGTAGAATCAGCTTTATCTGGGTCAACCAGCTCCGAGTCTGTTGCGGATATTACAGCCTCCATACTTTCAAAGTATGGGCGCTCGTCTTCAATAAATTTACTAATATTAACTAAAGCAAATTTAGCAGCGTTAATGCGATCATCATAAGGAGTTTCCATTGAACCTTCCAAGGCGCCATAGTAAGAACCGCCTTGGATTGATTCAGCTATTACAATACCCTTTTGACGAAGGTATGTAAAAAATCTATTTTGGGCGCCGTATACCAAATCGTTCATAGTTTCTTTTGGGAATGCAGTAATTTTGTTATTTTTAGAAGACATAACAATATCGATGTCAGCATGATCAAAGATCATTAAATCGCCACTTAGACTTTTTCTTATGTTAAGCTCTAAAGTAATTGAAGGTGTAGGTTTGCGGGCAGCGGTACCCACTTTAATCTGTATTGGCTCATCCGATGGTATGAGATTAATCTTAACCGACATCTTCGTAGATTTCCTTTACAAGTTGTTGTGTTTTCAACACAGTCATGATGACATTCTCACTGATTGTTTCTTTCGAAAAATCTTTTAGGCGCTGTACGATTTGATTGGTTTTCTCAAGCATGACAGAATCATCTTTTATTTCATCTACTTTGGCTGCTTCATCTAATTTATTCTTTAGGCGGGCTATTTCATCGTTTAAGTATATTTTTAATTCTATTGAGTTGTCAGTAAAAGAAGAAATATAATGAGTCAATAACATTTTTTGTTCGTCTAACAGACCATTTTCATACTTTTCATTAAATTTATTAACAAATGATTTATAAACAACGTTGTCTACTTTTCTATTATCAGTTTCTTCTGGTTCGCTCCCGGTCATGTTCTCAATTATTTTATTCTCAAGAATAACTCTTTCTTTCGGGGAAGTAGTATTAAACATTTTACTAATTGTAGCTAGAGCTTTGTAGTTTGGAACAAAATTATTAAATACAGAAGGCGAGATATTCTTGTTAACATCGTTAATAACTTCGGTTTGTTGTGCGAATAGTGCGTCAGGATCAATCATTCTTTTAGATAACGAAGCTTCTTTTATAATTTTTTCACTAATTTCGTTATCTAGGCCTTGATTTTCATATAGCGAGCGATAGCATTCTAAGTCTCTTTTAAGAAGAGAATCGGCACTAAAGTGTTCTCTAATAAGATCCACAACCTTTTTGCTCCTTTCGTTTTCATTTTTTAAGACAGCAACTGTTGCTTCCTTTATCAATGCCTCGTAAACAAACGCGGTGTTACGTTTTTTGTTATGTTTAGCTTTCATCTTTTTGCTCCGTTAATGTATCTTTTTTCTTTTCTAAATCTTCAAGAAGACTTGTTATTGAATTGTTAACTTGTAGAAGTTTTTGTTCTTCGTCTTGTTCTCTCAATGAATAACTAGGCTCGTTATCTTGATAAACACTTTCAGTAATGCCGCGACCAAGCGATCTTAACTCTGAAGCACCTAAATTATTAGTGCGATAAGTGTTTGTTTCTGGTGTCGCGATACTTGCGTAATTTCTTGTGCGCGCGCCAGCAGGGCGAGAATCAGTTTTTACCGGATGGTAGACTTTTCCTCTTGAGCCAGGTGTGAGCCTAGGTGCGTTTCTGGTCCCGGGAGGAGCAGCCAGTAACGAAGAATCATCAGCCTTATCCGCGTCAGCAGCAGGTGCTGCAGCATCACCGCCAAGGTCAAGACCACCGGGTTCGCCACCGGGGGCAGCGGGTGGAGTATCAGCACCCAAGTCTAAACCGCCTCCGGGTGTGCTTGCTCCCCCGCCAAGGTCAAGACCACTACCTCCACCAGCGGCGCCGGCTTGAGCTTCAGCAACAGCTTGAAGAGCAGCGTCCTGTTTACGATCATAAAACATCTCTCTCTGACAACGTATAAATTCTTCGTGGGACATATTGAAAATATTTTCGGTAACCCAACGGCGTGAAAAGTACCCTTCGGTTGCGGTACCCGCAATATCAAACTTGGCTTTCCAATGTTCAATCTCTTGAAGCTCAGCAATTTTGGATGGATTGTTCAAGGAAAGTTTAAAGTTAATCAGATCATCGCCGCGGAAACCAAGAGTGTAAAGATGGATAATACCAATCTTCTCAAGTTCATGTATAACAGTTCTTTGCAACCTTTGAACAGTTCGTGCAAAGCGAATATCTTTTTGAGCTAATGTAGTTTTATCTTCGGTGGCGCCTTCGCCCATAGAGAGATACGACTGCGGCACTTTTAATGCTGAGAATAATTTATCTCTTAAATATTTGATGTCATCAATTTCGGTAGTATTTGTGCCGCCGGCTATATTTTGAATGTCGGTGGCAGAACCAGCACGCACAGGAATATAATAATCTTCTTCAATTGATAAAGGATTATAGCGAAGGTCTACACGGCCGGTATCTTTGTTGACAATAGAGTGGCGTTTAAGTTGTGATACGATCTTTTGCATATATCCCTCAACATCTTGAGGTGGAATAGCTCCAACGTCAATTTTGAATACACGACGTTCAGAAGAGCGCACAACACGATAAGCCATCATTGCGTCTTCCATAAGGGTCAGCTGCCTCCAGATGCGGCGGGCCGGCTCTAACACCGAGGTACCGTATGGAGAATATTTATCATTACCTAAAATACGGAAATGAGCGACCTGCCAGTTTTCAAAAGTCATGCCGGCAGAGTTCCATTGATATTGAACATAGTTAGGGTTTGTCGCGTCTAAACCTTCAAGTCTCTCTACATCTTGCAGAGGTAATGGTAATGTGGATTGAACACCCATCTTGTCATCTATATCGAGATAAAGCATAAAGTCACCATACTTGCACATCGTGCGACACCAACCAAAAAGGTTGTATTCTATATTTAAGACATTATGATATAACAAATCAAGGACTGCTTTGATTTCTTCATTAGAACACTTAATGTTCAACATTGGACGCAAAGCCGAAAATGTTGTCATTTCATCCGCATAAATGTCAAGCGATGATGCAATCTCTGGCATATATTCCATTTGGTCAAAATCAATGTAACGCTCACCGCGCCGTTGATTTCCAATAGCGTTTGCCGCGATAGTATCTAAAGGGTTGTAAGTTTGTTTCTTAAACTGTTGACCCGAGGCAGATTTGAATCTAGATGAAAATTTATCTAAATGTTGTCTACGAATTTTACGACCTGACTGCGAACGATAGTTTACAATCGGTCCTGAAAAAAGACGTGTTAATCTTTTAAATAATTCTGATTCTTGATTTACTGGGTTTTTACCGTTTCTTGGGTTTCTTGGGGCCATTTATTTTCTCACTTTATAATCCACATATATTCTTTGTAAAGGTTCTCTGCATCGGACATTTTATCCATTATGCCATCTTCTTTATAACCAATTTGTCCTTTTATTTTTGTGTCAAAACTGGTTCTAGAAGTTATTATAGCATCTACGAAAGCCTTCTTGTAGTTCAAATCTCTTTGATTTGTCTGCAATGCTGTGTCTCTGACCCAACAAGCAATCGCGAGCGCCATAACTAAATCATCATTGTATCCTTTTAATGCTTGGGGTTTTCCATTTGTCCAAATAAATGTTCGCAATTCATTTGCCAAACGAGACGAATATGTAGTAATTAGTTTGTTTCTTATAAACTCTTCTAATTTAGCAACAACCAGTGGACGCGTTTTTGATGAGGTGGTGAATCCAGGGACAGCAGAACTTCTGTGTTCGGCCATATGTTGTTCAATATATTCATGGGTAGACTTTACAGAATAATAAATATTTGGGTAAGCATAGTCAATAAGCTTATCTAGAACTGTGTATCCAATACTGTTGTTTTCTATCACCACCATAGCATTTCCATACTCTCTTCCAATTTGGTTCAACATGTTGGCATACAGGTCAGGGGCTGGTTTGCCTTGATATTCGCCTATTATCTGCATAGTTTCTAATTTAATAATGTGAAATGTTGAATAGTCTGCCCCATCTCCGCGGGCGACGTCGGCAGTTAACAGATAACTACACGATGGGT